ACATTGCCGGTGTCGAAGTCGCCTTCAAAACCAGTTTTGATCCCTACACGGTTAAACATCTTCATGCCGTTAGGCGCGTCAGTCATGATAAAGAACGCATCAGGGTCTGTGAGGTAATGGTTTACCTTGTAGCCCTGTGGAACCATACCCATGTTACGCACGGCGTTGATGTCGTTATCAGCAGTGCCGACACGAAGAGTAGACTTCATGATGCGGTCTGCTGTGAACTGAAGCTCCTTAGGGATAATCAGCTTAGTACCTTGAACAGCAATCTTCAGGCCGCGCTCGTCAGTGAACGCTGCGATGTCGATAAGAGCCTGCTCAAGAGAAGCCTCGCTAAGGTCTGCCGCAACAGCCAACTCGTTTGCAAGATCAGGTCCACCTAAAGTGGGGTGATCTGTCGCACAGAGAGGCTTGCCGTCACCGCCAATAGAGGTAGTGAAAGCGTTGTTGAGGATAGAAGCAGCTTTAATCTGCTTTGTTGTCGCCATTGAACGAGCGAGCGCCTTTGTGTAACGAGCCGATAGTCGGTCGTACAGGTTGTCTTCCACTGCCTCTTCAGTCAGTGAGAAGGCCAAAGCCACTGTTTCGTGAGTGTAGCGAGCAGTGTAAACCTCTTGGGCTTGATCGAATGCAACACCCGAACCCTCTGATTTAACTGGCGCTTCGCCAAACCCGGATAACATCACCTCCTCTTCAAAGGCTCGGTCCGAAGACTCTGTCTCGTAGATTTCAGTATGCTCGTTGTCGTAAGAACTATATTCGAGGCCAAACAAAGCGTTTAGACCCGGCTCTAGCTCTTTTACTAGTTGTGAACGTGATATAGCCATGACCTAAGTCTCCTATTGACCTGCAACACCGGCAGAACCGTAAAGGTGCTCGTTAATTTTAACTACAACCACCGCGTTTGCGCCGACTGCGTTGTTAGGCACGTCCCAAAGACCAATGACCTTAAGGTTAAGTGCTGCAGTAGTAGCAATGCTTGATGTATCCAACTCGTTCGCTGAAACACCTGTTGTAGTGCTGCCCGTTCCAATAACGATGTCTGCATTTTTACCGTAATCGGTTACAGCAGAAGTGCCATCGTTTTGGATAAGGAACATCTGGCTAGGATCATCAAGTACGTCTGCGGTGATCTTACCCTGAGTGATGTTCACTGAACCGGGATAGTAGTTTGAGAACGTGGGTTTGCCAGTGGTTGGGTCTGTGTAGAAACAACCATTGAACACGCCGACCGCCGCTGTGTGAGCCGAAGGGTCGAATTGGAGAATGTAACCATCTTTCAATGTGACTAGGTCACCTTGGAAAATAGCTCCTGCTTGGTTGTCCGCAATTTCGTAACCGTACTGCTTCTGGCTACCAGTGCCAGAAAGGTTACCAAGCGGACGTAAGCCAAAGGCTTTGTCTGCATTTGCCATGATAAATGTCCTCTAGAATTTAGATTACTCGGAACCCGATCTTGGGCCACCGAGGCTTACTTTGGACTGTCTTTCCGGCGAGTTGATCTTCATTGACGAGTGTGCATTCGTCTTCAACATGTCGTTATCGACTGCCCTTATCTGATCATGGGTCCGTGAAGAATAAAACTGTCGGCGCTCTTCGGCTGTTTCATCGGGTATTCTAGCTAACAACAATCCGCCCACAGAGATTACCCCTGCATGCTTGCCGTCATCTTGAACACCTGAGTCAAAGTCAGGGTGCTCGTCCGCTCTAACCAGTTCATACCCCTCTCGGAGTTTTCCTGCGATGTTAGTACGGTCGTCTACCCCGCCTGATTCAGCCCTGATCCAACGGTGCTTGTAGCCCGCAGGCGCAGGAGGCGCGTCTAATCGTGAAGGAGGTGCCCAAGGTTTGCGGCGCGTAGTGGTCTCACGGGTATCCGAATCACGAACACTACGATTAAGTTTTGGCACGCTATTCTCAGTCATTTAAATTACTCCTTAACGTATTTGGCATATTCTTCAAGTGGGACCCCAAGTTTTTTTGCTATCGCAACCTGACTGGGACTCAACCTTACAGAGCGGCGTGCTGAGTTGTTTACTCCCGAAGATCGGGTTGCAGGAGCCACCGTTTGCACGGGCCGGTTTTTCCTGTTGTTTTGTTGCGTAGAATTCGAGTCATACTCGCTAGGAAATATTTGGCTCATCCTACGGTCGATCTCACTATAGTACTCGTCGGAGCTTGGGTCAAACCCTTCTTTTTGGATTAAATCCATGTGAATGCCCCTAACTGTATGGGTCATTACCGTATTTTGACCAAACCAAGCGTTCTTTTCCGCCCATTCTTCAGCCAGTACGTCCGGCTCTGCCGTTCTAGGCCTAAGTATTTGAGGCTGTTCTATTTGTCTGGGGTTTTGTGCCTGCCGTCTACGGTTATCCGTCGTGTCGTTAACCCGTTGCTGCTCCATAACCATTGTCGTTAAGCGTTGTTGCGCTTCCGTTTCAGTGTCTATGTCGCCTTCCTCACGAGCTTTTTTTATTACGTGCTTAAGGGCCATTAACTGAGTGCCCACACGATTTTGAATTTCTTCTAATCGTTGTGTGTCTGTCTGCTGATAAACCTGCTCTAGTTTTTGGTTCTGTTGCTGCACGTTTTTAGCGAACTCAAGGGCAGCTTCTTCTCGGCGCTGCGTCTCTCTCAAGCGAGCAGTAAGCTTATCTATTCGCTTTTTAACTTTCCCTGAATACTCTTCTAGCTCATTTTCAGCAGGGCCTCCTTTTTCTTTCTGCTCTACAAGAGGAGATTCTTCCTCCGATAATTTGGCGTCGGAGCCGTCCTCGTTCATCTCAACGGTGGCCTCCTGCTCATCTTCGCCAACATTAAAGTCTAACTCTTCTGTCATTGATTCACCCATAAAAAGCTTCCTTACATATGTAGAATGTCTTCAGGGTCGTTTACTAACCCTAAGATTTCATCGTCGTTTAACAAACGAATCTCGCCACCATCTATCTGAATCCGAGACCCTGCGTATCGACCAAATATTACCCAGTCCCCTGCTTTACACCACGGGCCGTAGGGGAATTTAGACTCGTCAGCATAAGATAGGTCACCTACCTTCAACACGTACCCGACATTAGTTGCCAGTTGTGTTCGTTGACGGGTCTCATCCGCAAGCACAATTCCGCCTTTAGTAGTTTTAGCGCCACGATAAGGCAGGATAGCTAGTCGCCATCCAGTGGGTTGCGGAATAAGGTTTAAAACAGAGTCGGAAAGGCCATGTTCGGCAACTTTCCCTTCATCGGTGTACGCATCGTCAAGGGTTAGCTTGGTGCTTTTGGCTTCTTTGTCTTTAGCCTCAGCTTTCCACTTTTCCTCTAAGGGCGTAAGTTTCATTTCAGGTTCCATATAGGTCTCTCTGGTAGGTTAAAATTCTTCTGAATGTTTATCCAATTTGTCTCGGATAATCTGATCCACAAGCTTTATGCCTTCCAGACGGCCCATAAGGAAGCGGTAGCGTTCCATGTCGGAAATAGTGCCATTAAGCACTAATGCCTCGGAGTCTTCCTGTAACTTCCTAACTTCTTTCAATACGCTTTCAGCGAATTCAAGCATGGTCGTTTTTCCATGAGAGCAGACAGTTTAAAGCCACCGTCTGGGGGCATACTTAGTAAATCTTTACTGGGCGGTTCCCGTCACGTTTTTTAACGGTCCTTACTGCCCCACCGGACTTCATCTTGTTAGATTTACCGGCTTTATTTAGCGCAATAGCCACAGCTTGTTTTTGAGCTGCAGTTTTGCTCTTAGGTTTACTTGCGCCTATTTTACCCTTTTTTTCGTAAGTTCCAACTAGTTCACCTATGTTTTTACTAATTGTTTTACTACTAGAGCCTTTTTTTAAGGGCATTACCTGCCTCCTTGCTTAGGGGCATTGATTCTTTCCCTAGCAACATTCGCCCTTTCTTGAGCTATCTTCTGCTGAGAATCTATTCGGGCTTGGTTGGCTTCAGCGTTTTGGATAATTCTAGCCTGATCAAGCTTAACCCCTTCTTGCTTGAGCGCTATGTCGGCTTGGTCTTTAGCCGCTCGTTGCTCTAGCTCCTTAGCTTTCAACGCTACTACTGGGTCTTCGCCTGTTCCTTCGCCTGAAAGCTCAGCTTGCATAGCCTTCATTTCCATCATGCCTTCGGCAACCTTGATCGAAACTGTTGCCTCACGCTGAAGGTCGGAAATCATCTTATCAGGGTCCGCACCGTACTCTGTAAACAGGTCTGCTTCCGCACTTTCCTCTGCTTTTAGGCGGATGTGCTCCAAAATATGCTTTTGAAGTGCCGATGAGCCTATGGGGTTGGACTGCATGAGGGGCGACATGCCCATCATCAAGTGGGCCGCGATATGTGCGTCGTGCTGCTGTCCTGCAAAAGCTTTTAGCGTCTTACTGTCCGCTGCGTCAGCGTTCTCGCTTGCAGGGTCCTTAGGCAGTTGGTTGGTTTCCATCTTCAGGATGCCGTCAATGTCTCGGACGTTCATTGCCTGATAGACGCGATGGTAAGCCTCGTACATGTTGTGCATTTGTGGCGCACTTTGGGCTAATTGCAACTGAGCCTGCGCTAAGGTAATTCGTTGAGCCGCAGAGAATACATTTGGGTCTGCTATGGGCAATATAGCGACCATATGGGTAAAATCTTCTCTTTTTACACATCTAGACGCTCCGGGGACGTCATATGGGTATTCATCGGGTAAAAATTGCCCAAATCCCTCCGCTAACATCTCAAATTCTTGCGTCTGGGCGTAGTAAAGGCGCTTGTGTATGGCAGAGGTTACGATAGAACCGCGTTCCAACAGCGCAAGCGTAGTGCCTACAGCGGCCTGTTGGTTAGCATCGCCAACTTGCATGTCTGCAGTGCTTGCAAGGCGCTTTCCGGCGTCTACGGTGAAACCTAGAAGCGTAAATAGCGTCTGGCTTGGCTCTTTGTAGGGCAGAGGCAGCAGTGAACCACTTAACTCGGCGCCACCGGCGTCAATATCCCGCCATTCGCCCGGCTGAATAGGGTTGTCATCGTCAGCAATCCGCGCACCCTTCGCTTTAAAGCCTGCAGGGAGGTTGGATAGCGTGCCTGCGTCAAGAAGTTGACGCAAAGCGGCTGTTGCAGTCTTACTTAGGCCGCCAATTAGGTGAACAAAGCCCAAACCGTAGGCGCCGGGGCCTTCAATCAGCACATAATGCACGAAATACTCACGACGACGCTTTAATTCGTCATCTTCTAGCCAATTCCTGCGTACTCCGACCACTTGTCCGCTGTTCTCGTCAATCGTAACAACGTAAGGCAGCTTAATTCCTGTCTCGTTGTTCTTGTCGTCAAGGTCTTCAAAGCCGAAAAGGTCCAAATCAACTTGGAACTCGAGCAAAAAGACTTCTTCAGGCTCGCCGCTTGAGCTTAAACCCGTAACTCGGTCTATTGCGTACCTAATCTGATCTCCGCCAACAGGGTCATTCTCTGGATCGACTACTGAGTCTAGGTATTCACCTGCAACAACGCGCTTTCTGAACTCATTTGAGTCCATAGATATACGGTGGGTAATTCTTGGGCACTGAGAGATGACACTCGACCCGTTGTAAGGAATATAGAGGTCGTCAGGAAGAACCAGACGACTAACCATACGACCCAATTGTTCATCATAATAGACCTTCTTGAATGCGGAGCCGCCGTATCCAACGTAAAATAGTAATTGATCGAACTCCGGCGTGTATTCTTTCATCACCGACGTGATTTGGTAGTTCATAAAGTCCTGCACGCGCGAAGCCTGTTGGACCTTATCAATGGTTTCTTTGCCTAGAGTCTCCGTGCGGACAGGGCCGCCTGCGGGCATAAGCTCTTTAAACGCCTGCGACTGGAACTGGATTACCGCTTCAGTCAGCATTGGGTGTACTGCGCCTGCGGCACCACGGAACGGTCGCGTGCGGTCCTCAATTTTAAGACCTAGCAAGTCCATTCCCTTGGCGTACATCTGCTCCCAGTCCTGCCTAGAGGCTTTGTCTGCATCAAACAAAGCAAGTAGGTCCGAGGAGATGTCACTCAGCTCGGTTTCGTCAATGACCTCGGCAAGGTTACTGTAGAACTCAACGTCGTCTTCCTCGTTAACTTCAATAACGGCGCTACCGTCACCCTCAAGGATGATTTCAATATCAGGCTCTTCTTCACCCATCATTTCAATGATGTCAGTTACTGGGGCCAGATTAACGACTTTATCTACATGCATGACTTTGTCCTATTTGTATGTTCGGTTGTCATTGTACACGCGCTCTACTGATCCGCCCCTTGATTTTTTTACGGGAGCTATTTCTTCGGTGCGGGCTTCTTGTACGACCCCGTCAGGTACATCTGTTGGAAGCTTTGTCCCGACTTCTGTGCCGCTATTTGGTTGCGTATTATCTGAGCCACGGGAGATTCCTCTCCTCCCGTTGCCACTGCTCTCTTCAACTGTTCTGCTAAGTTGCTCATCATAGTCATCCCTAAAATAAACTTCAGTATCATAGTACGTTATTCTTGCATCAGACACATTTCCGTCAGCAAGTGTATCCTTAAGCACGCTCTGAAACAAGTCTTCTGCTTTATTGTAGCTTTCTGTAGGATTTTGTGGGTCAAAGGCGTCGTCAAACTCAGGCACATATTGGAACCTTAGGCCTGTTAGGCCTGCTGTTTCAGGGTCGCCTGATCTAGTTTGGCGGTTAATGCGGTCGTTGAATCGCATGTCCGTTACATAGGTAAACCCGTCTACACCTTTCTCACGTAGCCTTTCCGTAACCTTAGCCATTTGCTCTGGGGTTATGGTCTCTCTAAAGTATATTTCAACGCCGGGCCTTGCATTCGGCGTGGTATCAGGAACCACACGAGACAAGAATACTGCATCTTGGTCGTATGCCTTGCCCTGCTCAATTAGTCTAGTCCTCAACGGCTGCATGTCAAAGTTGTCTCTGACAATAAACTCTGCGTTTAAGGCCCTTTCCGTGTCACCCATGAAGGAACCGTAAGTATTAGCTAAGTTATAAGTCAATACCGAAGGGTCATCTCTTACGACATCGTCAAACTCCGCTGCCAGTTCGGCCTGTGCATAGCCGCTCATAGGTTGATTAGGCCTTTCACCCGCTACACCTAACTGAATTCTAGATAAAGGTGCCGCCAATGACGCTAATTCGTCCTGAGCTGCGCGTCTTGTTCCCTCAAACGCAGTTCTTGCGTCCATTACACGAAGGTCATACGCCGAATCCGTCTCGTTTTTACGCTGCTTGGGCTGCTTAAAGCCTGCATTAACCTCGCGGCGCAATTCAGCCACACGTTCAGGCGACTGAGAACCGGCAAGCGACATCTCATACTCTAGCGAGCCGCCTTCACCGCTCTTAGTGGTCCACCCGTTCTTGGCCCAACGCTCTTTTTCCATAAACCATGCGATAGCTTGCAGGTCATCTGGACCCAAAGCGCCAAGGTCTGGGTTTACGCGCTGAACAGAACCGGATTGGTTTACTCGGTTTGCCGCATCACGGAAAACTTCCTGCCCAAATCCAAATTCTCCACCCACTTTAGGCTCGAACAGGGTAGAACCTACTCGGTGCGTCCCTGTTACGCCCTGTTCTGCGGCAGGGGGAATGCGATCTTGACCTGATAGCCTGCGGAGCATACGCGCTGCCCACACATCTACAGTGGCTTCATTGGTCAAACCAATCAAATTACCCGTAAAGTTAGGTGTTTTAGGTGCGGCACCTGCTTTCACTGTGCGGAACATGTCTAGCAACGCGCCCATTGAAGACGGACTGTTGGTGTTAAACAATGCGCCTGAATCTTTAGTGATTAACGGGAACTCGCCCGCTTTGTGCATAGCAGTTAGCGTTTTACCGTCTACCCGCTCTCCGGCATCAACACGCTTCTGATAAGCAGCAAGCTCAGCGTCATAATCACCACGGCTATACTTGCGAAGTATTTCTACCGCGTTATTGAAGTTCTGTTCGACGTTGGTCTGTGCGCTTGTTGTGCCAAGGATGTCAGCAAAAGCATCACCTATCCCGCCAAATTCCGAACGTAACTGATTTCGCATGCCGCGATACCAGTTAGCCTGAGACAGAATGTCTAGAGCGGCTTGATCTCCGGCCTCGGCACGCTGAACAATGGTTTCTACTTCATTAACAATTCCATCAGATAGCTGTTGTTGCCACTGTTGTGGCTCCATTCCTTCAGGTGGATTTTGGAAACCGTAAGGAATCTTCTTGGTTTTTATTTTGGCCGTGTTGCCTTTGAACTCCGCGCCTAATATTGTAACCGGCGCCCATCCTTGATCCGGCCCATAGTTGGTTTTAAATGCTTCCCCCACGGACCTAGCAAGTTCCCTTTTCTTAGGGCTGCGTCCCGCGCTTTTATTTAACGCAGCTTTTTCTGTTTTGTCTAAGTTCTCAAGTGGAAGAGGGATAGCGTCCACGTCGTCCAACATCTTGCTTGATTCGCTTTGATCCGAGATTCCTAGAACCGTGCCCTCCGGCTCGCCCTCTGGGAGAGGTCCGTCGTCAATAGGAGGCTCGTCGCCCGTAATTCGGCGCACGTTACGACCGTCTAACGAATCCAGAATGCCTCTAGCCGATATGTCACCCGATACCGCCCCTGCAAGCTGCGCGGCTATAGAATCAGGGAACTGGGTCGCAGCTACTTGAGCGCCTGTCTCTCCTGCAAGATACGCGCCTGTCTCCCTGCCTGCGCTAGGGAGTGCAGATAAAAGGTTTTTTGCCCTTGCAAAGGGGGCTATTTGAGTAGCCATGTAGATAGGGTTTAACGGGCTTACCTTATCCGCGCCAACGCTTGCCTTGATGTTTTCACCGACAGGGATAAAAGGCTTAGTCTCAATGCCCATTTTATTCGCGGCAGCCTTTGTACCCATCTGGGCTAAATCACCAAGGCCCACGGTCATGTCCGTCACGCCCGCAATAACAGGCCGCGTGACAGAAGACATGGCGCGATTAAGGTTGTCGAGCATGCTGCGGCTTTCGGTCTGTACTTGATCCGTGGGCCGTGGTGCTTGGGCAGCGGCTGCTGAATCCATCGCCATTAACTGTGCAGTAAGCTCTTCAGCCGTCATCGAGTTCGCAGGACCACCGTCCGCGAACCCCCTAGGCTTTTTTACGTAGCCTCCTCCCGCAAATGGCCTTCCTTCACCGTCTACCTCCGTGCCGCCGTAAGCATTAAAGTTATCAAAACCCGTGAAGTTTTCTAAATCTACCGCTTTAACCGTGTAAGGGTCCGCCGCTGCTAGAGCTTGTCCGGTTGTGGTAGTGCCCGCGCCTGAAGTTTGGCTCGCGGCCCACGGGTTGAAGGCATTTAGGAATAGCTGATTGTCAAACTGTCCTGCTGAGTTGTTAAACATGCCTGAACGGATTTGATTCATCCAGTCGTAGTAGTTGGCCGAGTTC